AAGATGGGAATGCAAGCAGTAAACGAGTTTGTAGCAAATCCAGATTTAGTAGCAGCAGGACAGATAGCAGATTATACAGTTACAACTGACGAAAAACAACAAGTCGAGAATGTTTCCATAGGCGTACAGCAAGGCATGAATAATCAATGGAAAACTAACAGAATGTCATTGGCAGGCGAACAAGCTGATAAAGAGTTATTAACTTGGGCAAAGAGTTCTACTAAGTCTGTCAAAGATATGCCTGAGTATTATGTGAAAGTAGCCAGAGCATTAGGAATACCTCCTGATAAATTTGGACTAGCACAAGCAGCTTTGATTACTCAAGAACCTTTTGATGAGTCAGACCTAGCGGAAGAAATGACTGAAGACAAAAGAATACTTCAACTTATATTCAAGAATCCAAATACATATTCTGTTATTCAGGGTGTAATGATGCTTGAGCAAGATGGAGAAGAAGTCACAAAAGAAAATTCATTATTTAACAACAAGAGTGTAAGAAACGAAGACATTTAACTGCGGTGGTGTCTGGATTTAACACTTACTATTTACCGAGGTAAACATGGAAGATCAATCCTTAGATATCGAAATCACGGATGGTGGCTTTACGGAAGAAGAAATAAATGAAGCAGCAAATGCTCAACGTGAAGCACAAGAAATACAAGAACAATATAATAAACAAAAAGAACAACGAGAGTTAGAAGCTGAAGAAGCTAAAAAACGAGCGTTAATTGAAGAAGAAAAAAACAGGAAAGCTAATCTTGGTGATTATGCTAAAGATACAGTTGTTGGTGCAGTAGCCGGTGTACAAGATACCGCTTCTTCTCTAATTACTCTTCCAGAAAGAATTATTGATTACTTTACTGGAGAGATGGCAAGGGAGAATAAAGAAGGTGGTTATAAAGCTGAATGGGACGACTGGTTTGTAGATGATGAAAATCCTTTAGAAACAAAAACTTGGTGGGGAGGATTAGTAAGAGGTGTTACTCATGTTGGTACTACTCTTGCAGTTCCTATCCCGGGAGCTGGAAAGTTAGGAAGTATTGCAAAATTAGCTTCTACAGCTAAAGCTGTTAAAGGAGCTAAAGCTGCTAAAGTTGTTGGAGCTGGTTTAACAGTAGGTAAGAATGCACCTAAAGCTTTAAAAGCAGCAAGGAAAGCAAGAATAGCTGCACACAAATTAAAAGTAACTCCTAAATTTAAAATACTTGGAAATACAAAACAACTTACTGCACGCAATTTAATAAAAGGTGCAGCAACTGGTGCAAAGTTTGACCTTGTTTCTAAAACATCTCAAGAAGATAACGTAACAGGAATGTTAAAACAGAGATGGGCATGGTTAGATACTCCACTAGCTACTAAAGAACATGACCATCCTGCTATGAAAACTTTAAAGAATGTTGTTGAAGGTATGGCTTTAGGAGTTGTATTTGATAATCTTATTCATGTAATAGGTGCTGGAGTAAAAGGTTCTGGAAAAGCTATTGTTAAAAATAGCAAAGGAGTAGAGGAAGTAGTTGATTTAAAACAAGTTACTGACGTTAGAGCTGAAAGTGTAAGAGACCAAGTTGCAGAGAAAGGAATACAACAACTTGAACTTCCCGGATTTGGTGCTTATAAAAATCCTAAAATTAAACAACAACACCAAGGTAATGCAACTTCACTTGAATCATTAGAATCTGCTACTAAATCTTTAGATGATATAGAAGCTAGATGGGGAGCTGAAGGTGGCTCTGCTGGTTCTGTTACTTCTAATGTAGAAATAGATAGAATAGCTAAAAGCTCTAAAGAAGCTAGAAAGGTTGTTAAAGAAGTTTTACAAAGAGGTGTTAGTGAAGGTTATCTAAAAGGTCTTGACGAAACTGCTGCAAGACAAGGAGTACCTAAAGAAGTCTATTATGCTAAAGTTTCAAAGTTAGCTCAACAAGTTTATGAAGGAAGGAATACTTCTGATTTTACTCCTGACGAATTTTGGGCACAGGTTAATAAAGAAAGTGTCAAACGTACAGGTAGTGTAGAATATGAGTTTGTAGCTGCTGAAATGGCTCCTATTATAGATACTATTAATGGAACTCTTATGAAAGAAATAAGAGATATTGGTATTGGTGGTAGAGAGATGCAGGACATATTTGACCTAAGAAGTGTAGATGGACCAGCACAACAATTAATTGAAAAGCTTATAGCTGGTTTAAGAATCAGAGCTATTCAAAAAGCTGAGATATCACAACAATTTAGAGAACTTGGAGATCGTGCTACTAGAGACCAGATTGATGAAATCGTAGATCAAAACGTACAGCAAAGTATTGATGCTTTTAGATTAGCTATGAAAATAGCTCCTGAAGAAGGTGGAGATGAATTATTTAAAACTATTTTTGAAGGAATTTCTATGTCAAAAGGCATACATACCTTAGATGACTTTGATGCTTTTATGAAGTACAAACTTAAAGGTGGTGTATGGAAAGGAGGAAAGAAAGAAACTGGTGCTCTTATCAGAGAGTTAGGTTCTGTCTTTACTCATAGTGTTTTATCTGGACCTAAAACATCAGTTCGAGCAGTTATGGGTACAGCCTCTGCAACATTTGCACGTCCAATGGCTATGGCACTTGGAGGTCTAATGAAAGGTGACGTTGTAACTATGCGAGCTGGATTAGCAAACTTAAACGCTATGCGTGAAGCTATACCAGAATCTTTTGAATTATTTAAATCTAGACTTAACTCTTATTGGAGTGGTGATATTTCTACTATGAAAACTAGATTTATAGAGAAAACTAAAGCAGACGATCAGTGGGCAATGTATGGTCATTGGGTTGAAAATTCTGGACGTGCAAGTTTAATGGATAAGCTTGTTTACAGAATGGCTAATATGGCTAGATGGGCAAACAACACTAATATGTTTACCTACTCTACTAAAATCATGGCATCTACTGATGACGCGTTTGGATTGATAATTGGTAGAGCTAGAGCTAGAGAAAAAGCTTTTTTAGAAGCAACTGAACAAATGGGTGAAGGAGGATTTAAAAACTTTGACGCTGCATTTTTTAGAGATGTTGAAGATAAATTTAATGCAAAAATATTTGATAACGATGGAAACTTAACTGATGAAGCAGCAGCTTATACAAAAAGAGAAGCTACTTTAACTCAGGACTTATCTGGCTTTGCTAAGAATTTAGAAGGTACTTTTAATGATGCACCATGGGCAAGACCATTTTTCTTGTTTGCAAGAACTGGTATTAACGGTTTAACTTTAACTGCTAAACATACTCCCGGATTTAACTTCTTGGTTAAAGAATGGAATGACATTGCATTTACTAAACCTAGTGCAAACTTAGAACACTTAAATAAATATGGTATTAATAACCCTAGAGACTTGATGACTGCAAAAGCTGTTCAGCAAGGAAGACTTGCTATGGGTTCTATGGCAATATTTATGGCTGGTCAATCTTTCTTAGCTGGAAACTTACATGGCAATGGACCAACAGATAGAAAGAAAAGACAAGCATGGTTAGATGCTGGTTGGAAACCAAGAACTGTAAAAATAGCTGGTCAATGGGTTAGCTATGATGCTTTTGAACCTTACAACCAAATACTTGCTTTAGTAGGAGATATAGGAGATCACCAACAGTTAATGGGTGAAGAATGGGCAGAAGATAGATTTTTAAAATTATCTATGGCTTTAGCTTCAACAGTTACAAGTAAATCATATTTAGCAGGATTACAATCTTTTGTTGATTTATTTTCTGGTGCGCCCGGACAACAAAATAGAATACTTGCTTCTTTGATGAATAACACTATTCCTCTTTCTAGTCTTAGAAATGAAATAGGTAAAGTTCTTAATCCACATACAAAAGAATTAGGTTCTGATATTATGAGTTCTATTAGAAATAGAAACTTATCTACTGAATTTTTAGCAGGAGAAGATGAGCTTGCTACTAAATTTGATATTTTAACAGGTGAACCAATAAAAGATTGGAACTTTATAACACGTATGTTTAATGCTGTATCACCAGTTCAATTTAATTTAGATTATTCACCGGGTAGAGAATTTGTCTTTAATAGTGGATATGATTTAAGAACTTTAGGATATAGTGCTCCTGATGGAACAGATTTAAGTGATGCACCGGGAGTCAGGTCAAAATTTCAAAAAGCTATGGGAGATCAAAATCTTCTTAAGAAACTTGAAAAGTTAGCAGCCGACCCAAGAATGCAATTATCTTTAGCAAAAATGAATGAGGCACGTAAAAATGGTGAATATGATCTAGACCCTAGTTTATTTCCTCATGTTAAAAGAATAGAACAAATATTTAAACAAGCTAAAAAAATAGCTTGGGCACAGATAAGCCAAGACGAAGATGTTATGGAACTTATTGCTAAAGAAAAAGAATATACAAAAAGAAAATATAATGCTTCGCAAAGTACTATCAATGAAATGATAAACATGCGTAAATAAAATCCACCGCCAATAAACAACGTTTAGAAAACAAATGGCGACAACCGAAGAATATAAAAATGGTGGGAGTGCATCCTACTCATTTTCAATTGAAAAAATAAAAGACGAGGATATTAAAGTAACAGTAGATGGTACACCATTAAACTACACATCGACTAATCCTCCTGCACAGACAACTGAATACACAGTCAATGGTTCTAACGTAATATTTAAGCAAGCTTCTGTATCAGGCTCCGCAACTAATGGAGTTCGTATATATAGAGAAACTTCATTAGAAAGTAGTGATTCAGCAACCTTTGTTGCTGGTTCTTCTATAAGAGCGGCTGACTTAAATAATAATCATAATTTACTTAAATTTTCAGCACAAGAAAAGAACCAAAAAGTAACAACATCTGATATTAGAGACTCAGCAATTACATCTGCAAAAATATTAGATGGAACAATAGCAGAAGCTGACATAGCAAACTCAGCAGTTACATCAAACAAGATTGCAGACAATGCAGTTACAACTACTGAAATATTAAACGGTGCGGTAACTACAAACAAAATAGCTGATGATGCAGTTACTTCTGCAAAATTAGCAAATAACTCTGTTAATCATGAACAGATTGCTGCTGATGCAGTAAGAACTAGTGAAATACAAAATGATGCAGTTACTACAGCTAAAATAGTTGACAGTAGTGTTACTAACTCAAAATTAGCTACTAACTCTGTTGGTACTTCTAAGATAATTGATGGAGTTGTTACAACTGATAAATTAAACAATCAAGCTGTAACTTCTGCAAAAATAGCACCTCTTAATGTTACAACAGGTAAGATAGCTGATGATGCTGTAACAATCGACAAGATTGCTGATGCAGCTATTATAACTAACGGTGAGCAAGCAAGTCATACTGTAGACGATAATACATTCTTTACAACTGCTGCTGCTGAAGCTAGATACTTTAACGCATCAACTGGAGAGACTATTAAAAATGGTGATACGTTTCCAGACAACGATACAACTATTGCTACAACCGCAGCTATCAACGACAGAATTATTGACTTAGTTGATGATGTAGGTGGTTTTGTACCTCTTTCAAACGAAACAAGTTTTCCTACATCTAACCCAGATATAAATGGTGGGGGTGGAACTGTAGTTTCAGTTAAAGCAGCATCCACAGACTTAGTTCCAAGCGGAACAACAGTTACTATTGCAAACGGTAGAGGAACTGGATTACCAGTAATTATTACAAGCGTACCTTCAACGATACCCCAAGGTTTTGGTTTTATAGTAGAAACAACATCTACAGATCATACATACGCATTTCATAGATTAAGTCCGAAAGCAACAGAGGTTACAACTGTAGCTGGTAAGGCAACAGAAATAGGCAGACTTGGCACTGCTGCTGCTGTAGAAGATATGTCAATACTTGGTACAACAGATGTTGTAGCAGATATGAACTTACTAGGTACAACAGATGTTGTTGCTGATATGAACATGCTGGCGACAACTGATGTTATATCTGACATGAATACGCTTGCAGTAACCAGTGTTGTCAATAACATAGATACTGTCGCTACTAATGTAGCTAACGTAAATACGACTGCTGGATCAATTAGTAATGTAAATACTACTGCTGGATCTATAAGTAACGTAAACACAGTCGCAGGGTCTATAACAAATGTCAATACCACAGCAGGGTCTATAGGTAATGTAAACACTGTTGCTGGATCAATAGCAAGTGTTAATAACGCACAAGCTAACTTAACTTCTATAAACAACTTTGGAGATACATACCAAGTAGCAGCTAACAACCCATCAACTGATGGTGGTGGTAATGCACTTGCTGCTGGAGACTTATACTTCAACACTTCTGCTAACGAACTTAAGGTTTATAACGGTAGTTCTTGGCAAGGTGGTGTAACTGCTGCTGGTAGTTTTGCAGCTACAACTGGTAATACATTTACTGGAGATAACAGATATAACGATGGCGTAAAAGCTCTGTTTGGTACAGGGTCAGATTTAGAGATATACCATGATGGTTCTCACTCCAGAATAAAAGATTTAGGAACTGGTAATTTAATAATAAATACAAGTCACTTAGGTGTAAAAAATCCAACAGGTTCAGAAATTTTAAAAGGTGTATCAGGCAACGCTGTAGAACTTTACTATGATGGCAGTAAGAAGCTTGAGACAACTTCAACTGGAGCGAGTATTACAGGTAAGTTAGGAATAGGTACAACAAATCCTAGTAATTATAACGGTGAATTTGATGATTTAGTAATAGAAGAATCAGGAACAGCAGGTATAACGATTGCTACAACAGATACTACTTCTCGTTGTCAAATCGCTTTTGCAGATGGAACTTCTGGAGATTCAGCATATAGAGGTATAATACGTTACGATCATAATGGAGATGATTTTAAGTTCTATACAGCAGGTTTTACTGAACGTTTAGTAATTACAAATAACGGTAATTTACTAATACCATCAGATTCTGGAAAACTACAACTAGGTGCTAGTCAAGATTTAGAACTTGATCACGATGGAAATAATAGCAACATTCATAACACTGGAACTGGTAATTTACATATTAGAGGTAATGGTTTAAATCAAATAAAAATACAAGCAAAATCTGGTGAGCAGTCTATTGTTTGTAGTTCTAATAGTTCTGTAGAGCTATATCACGACAACAGTAAAAAGTTAGATACTACAACTGCTGGTATAGACGTTACTGGAACGACTACAGATGACGGTGCAAGACATGATGGAGATGTATATTTTATAGGAGCAACATCGGGTCGAAACGTTCTCTGGGATATGTCAGAGGATGCTCTTGAGTTTGCTGATAATGCAAAAGCAACATTTGGAACAGGTAATGATCTAGAAATTTTCCACGATGGCAACCAATCTAGAATTAAAGATGTTGGTACAGGTAATTTAGTACTACAGGGTAGTGGTATACGTTTAAATACTTCTGCCACTTCTATGGAAAATATGATAACTGCTGATGAAGGAGATGCAGTAAAATTATATTTTAACAACAGTAAAAAGCTTGAAACTACAAGTACAGGAGCAAAGGTAAGTTCTTCTGCTGCTGCAAAACTTAATATTACAAGTGCTGCTAACCAGTCGGCAATGATTAATTTAGGAACTGCAAGTGATGATGACCAAGCTCAGATTTGGTATGATGATTACTATAATGGGATGTTTGTTAGAACTACTACTAATACACCTATAACTGTATATACCAACAACACACAAAGATTAGTATTACAAAATGACGGTCACTTAAGACCTTATGCTAATAACACTTACGACTTAGGTACATCATCATATCGTTGGAGAAACATCTATACACAAGATTTGCAATTATCTAATGAAGCTGTTGGTGATAATGGTATAGATGGTACTTGGGGTAATTATACTATAGTTGAAGGAGAATCAGACTTGTTCTTAAAAAATAATCGTTCTGGTAAAACTTATAAATTTAATTTAACGGAGGTATCATAATGGCTATATATTTTGCTGACGGTACATCAATGACTACTTCTGCGGGAGGAAAACTTCTTCAAGTTCAGACCGATGTAGAAACTAGCCATACTGAATGTACCCCAAATACACAACTTGTCTTTAAGGACATACCACTAAGTAAGTCAATAACACCTGCTTCAAGTTCAAGTAAAATATTAGTTAGTTTTACGTTATTTGGTGAAACTACTACTAATGCTAGAGATCATTATTTTAGAGTCAAAAGAGCTATTTCTGGAGGATCAACTTCTTTCATAACAGCAGCAGATCAAGGTCAGAGAACTGGTACATTACTTATTGGAGGAATGGGTATTGAAGAGTCAGATTATGGTCATTCAGCACAGATAATAACAATGAGTGATTATGTAGATTCACCTTCAACAACCAGTGCTGTAACTTATACAGTTCAACATACATGTCACGGTATAAACACATTTCATATGAATAGAACAGGTCATACAAATAATGCAGATGCGTATGAAGATGGTATTAGTTGGCTTACACTTAAGGAGATAGCATCATGAGTTTAACACAAATAAGCACCGACGGTGTAAAAAACAATGCAGTAACGGCTGGTAAGATTCCAGCCAACGCTGTGGGGTCTAGCGAATTAGCAGACAACGCAGTCGATACAAATGCAATAGCAGATGATGCAGTAACAACAGATAAAATAGCTGATAATGCTGTAACTGTAAATAGAATAGCTAACAATTCAGTAACAGAAGTTAAATTAGCAACTGGTGCTGTAACAGCAGTTAAAATAGGATCTGGTCAAGTTATTGAAGCTAAAATAGGTAGTGGTGCAGTTACTGAAGCTAAACTTGCAAACAATGCAGTTACTCAAGCAAAAATTGCAGATGTTTCAGTTACCACATCAAAGTTAGGTGTAAATGCTGTTATAGAAAATAGGATTACTGATGGTGCAGTTACTACAGCTAAACTAGCGGACTCTACAGGTACTACTGATGGAGTTACATCTGCAAAAATCGCAAGTAGTGCGGTAACTACAACTAAAATTCAAGACCAAGCCGTAACACTAGCTAAACTGCCACATGGCACATCATCTAACGATGGTAAGTTTTTACGTGCAAACAACGGAGCAGACCCTACATTTGAGACAGTTAATATTCCAGCTGTAACTCCAGCAGCTGTGTCTGACCAAAACAATACTTCAACAGGATACTTTGATTTACCAGTTGGAACTGATGGGCAGCGTCCCGGTAGTCCAGCAAACGGTATGATTAGATATAATACATCTAGTAATGTTACTGAAGAATATAGAGCTGGTGCATGGCATGCTTTATCAAATATCAGTAATGTTAGTGGAGGTACAGTAACTACTGTTGGTAGCTATACAGTTCATACTTTTACCTCATCTGGTACTTTAACGGTTGAGGGTATGGCTAAAACTAATGTTGATTATATTATCGTAGCTGGCGGAGCTGGAGGTGGTAACACCCGTGCTGGTGGAGGCGGCGGCGGTGGTACAATAGTACAAACAGGAGCTACAATACCATCTGGAACACATACTGTTACTATCGGTGCTGGTGGTGCTGGTGGTACAGGCGGATTAAATAATGGATCTAATGGTACAGCTGGAGGTAATACAGTCTTTGGAGCAATAGTAACAGTTACTGGCGGAGGCTACGGTGGTGGTGAAGCTAATAACGGAGGTAGCGGTGGCTCTGGAGGTGGAGGATCTGACGGCGGTGGCGGTGGATCTGGAATTTCTGGACAAGGTAACTCTGGCGGTGGCTCTACTGGTGCAACTGGTGGAGGCGGCGGCGGCGGTAAAAGCGGTGCTGGAAGTCAAGGTGCTTCTACTTATCACGGCGGTAACGGCGGTGCTGGTGTAAATAATCCATACAGCGGAAGCAATATCGTATATGGCAGTGGAGGTGGTGGCGGATCTCGTGACAACTCTACTATTGGAGTAGGCGGTGGAAATGCTGGTAACGGCGGAAAAACCACAGGCCAGAACGCTACAGCTGGAACAGCTAACCGTGGCGGCGGTGGCGGCGGTGGTGGCAGACACAATGCTGGTAATAGCGACCATGCCAACGGTGCTAACGGTGGATCAGGTATTCTTATTCTTCGATATTTAACTTAATAATTATGGCACATTTTGCAAAAGTACTAGATGGAACAGTAACACGAGTTATTGTTGCAGAACCAGAATTTTTTGATACATTCGTCGACGATAGTCCGGGAGAATGGATCCAAACTTCATACAATACAACCGAAGGAACACATAAGTTAGGTGGTACTCCACTAAGAAAAAACTATGCTTGGGTTGGTGGTACATATGATAAAACCAGAGATGCATTTATTCCTCCTAAAAAATATCCAAGTTGGGTTTTAAACGAAAAAACTTGCGTTTGGGATCCTCCTGTTTCATACCCTACTGATGGTAAAAACTATGAATGGGATGAAACTTCTAAATCTTGGGTAGAAGAAAAAGAATAAGTGGAAATACCCACCATACTGATACCACCAGTAGAAAAAATAGAGACAGTAGAAATACCTTTACCTACAGCTGATGTTCCCAGTTATGTACCTTTAGTTGTACCTCCTAGTGATCTTAAAGAACCAGAGGGTACAAAACCTGTACAGACTGA